CCCTTACAAGGCTCTGGTGCAGGGCGATGCAGTCACCGTCCAGCGCGACGGCGGCAAGGAAGAGACCGGCTTCTTCGGCATCAACATCCATCGCGGCGGAATCACCCGCACCAACAGCGAAGGCTGCCAAACCCTGCCGCCCGCCCAGTGGCCCGCCTTCATCTCCCTCGTTGAGTCCGAGATGAAAAGGAATAACGCCAAAACCGTCAGCTACGTCCTGACCAGCCGGAAGGACGCCGCCTAATGGCATTAGAAAGTCCAGTTCAGCGCGATGGTGACGCCGGATTCCTCGGCTTCGCCAGCCGTTTGAACCCGCTGACCCTTCCGGCAGGCATGCTGCAAGACAGCGTGAACATGCGCTTGGATCGCGGAGTCGCGCAGACCCGCAAAGGCGCCAAACGTCTCGCCGATGCCATCAGCACAACGGACGAGCCGCTCACGCTTTCGTTTGACCTCGCGGCGGACAAGGCGATCACCTCAATCACTTTCTCCAGCACAACCGCCACCGTGACCACCACAGCCGCCCACGGCTACACCGGCACGCCCACAGTCAACATCCGTGGCGCGACCGGCGTGGATGCTGCGCTTTACAACGGCGACTTCGTCATCAGCTCGCCCAGCGGCACGACCTTCCAATACACCATGACCGGCACGCCGACAGCTAACGCTACCGGCACACTGCTCGCCAACAAGGGTCCGCTGGTCAAAACGACTTACACCGGCGGCATCTTCGCCTCCGGCGTGTTTGCCAGCCGCAACTACGACAACGCCAACGAGTATATCGTCATGGCCGGACCCGACAGTGCCTACCTCTGGCGCAATGTTTCGCCGACCGACACCGTTGTCACGGTTGGCTATCCCAGCTCGCCGGACGAAACCGTGGAGGCGACTGACACGGTCTCGGTGGTGCAGGCTTACGACCGACTTTATATTCTCCGCGAGGCGGCCCGCACCGGCACCTTTGCCGAAGTGGGACGCGGCACCAATGTGGATGCTGGGACGGCGACCATGACCATCGCCTCGCCAGCCGTGGTCACAAAAACTGCCCACAATTTGGAAAACGGCATGGCCGTGGTCTTCAGCACGACCGGCGCCCTACCGACCGGCGTGACGGCAGGGACGGTGTATTACGTTATCAACAAGGCGACCGACACGTTGCAGGTCAGCGCGACTAGCGGCGGGGCGGCCATCAATACCTCCGGCACCCAAAGCGGGACGCACACGCTTACGCCGGTCAGCGCCGTGGTCAGCTCGACAACCGCCACGATCTTCAGCAAAAGCCACGGCTACATCGTGGGCAATCGCGTCCGCCTGACCGCCGGATCGTCGGCAGCCTTGGACGGCCATGAGTTCGATGTCGCCACCAAGACCGACCACACCTTTACCATCGCGGTTCCGAGCGGCACACCCAGCGACCTCACCGCTGGTCTGCGCCTGCGCCGCGTCAAGCCGCCACTCTACTGGACCGGCAGCGGCAGCTTCGTCCGCGCTGCGGCCGGTGTGCCCGCCGAGGGACCGACCTACAAGCGTATGCGCTCGGTCGGCTGGGCGAGCTACATCCAGAACCGCCTCATCATCCCTGACGGACGCGACCAAGTCGCCATCAGCGATTACTTAAATGGAGATTTGTACGATCCTTTCTGGGCCAGCTTCCGCACCGGCGCCGGCGGCGACGACTTCGTGGTTGCCGTGCATCCTTGGGTCGAAGGCAGTGCCTTGGTGTTCTGCCGCAAGAGCATCTGGCTCGCTACCTTGGCGCAGTTCCCGAGCACAGACGGCAGCTCCTTCGCCATCGATACGGCGGTGGCCAAACTGGAACTCGTCACTGACGAGATCGGATGCAGCGCCCGCAACTCTATCGTCACCGCCGGTCGCTTCGTTTTCTTCCTCTCAGACGCCGGAGTCTACCGCCTCGACACCCAGCTCGATTTGAAATTGCGCGGCGACACCAAGCCGCTAAGTGATCCGGTGGCCGACCTCTTTGAGCGTATCGACCAGAGCAAGGTGCAACGCGCTTTTGGCATCTGGCATTCCAACCGCTACATCATCGCCGTCCCGACCCTCGACTCGCCGGATGACACGAACGATCTGGTCGTCACTTGGTCGGCCCTCAACAATCAGTGGGAAAGCCGCGACGTTTATGGCATCGGCGTGGACGCCTTGGTCATCGGCACCTACAGCAACGTCCGCCGCATCTTTAACGTCCGCCGCACCGGCAAGCTGTATCTCCTCGATGAGAACAACAACGGCAAGGACGACGAGCCAAGCGGCAGCCTGCAAGCCCAAGTCACCGGCACCATCAAGACCCGCCGCTACAACATGCAGACCATGAGCAGCAAACGATTCGTCCGCAGTCTCGCCGATGTTGTCCTGCCGGATGACGGCAGCATTGTGGTTAAAGCCAACCTCATCAACCCCGACGCCGAGATCACCTTGGTGCCGGGACAAACCAACGACAGCGGCCTCGCCGAAGACTACACGCTGAAGCAGCCCATCCGCCGCAAAGCCCACGCCGCAGAGTTAATCTTCGAGACCACCGCCGAGCGCCCCGAGATACGCAACGTCAGCATCGAAGCGGCCCTCCAAAGCATGACGCCTACGGAGACAAGGAACGCAGCTTAACAACTAAGGAGAACAATCATGGCAAACGTAAGTGCAGGATATAATTGGGTCAGTGGCGAAACCGTTACCCCCGCGAAACTCAACAGCGCCGCCGCGCCGACTGTCGCTGTCGCTGACAATGAAGTCACGACGGCAAAGATTTTGGACGGTGCCATAACCACGGCAAAAGTTGCAGACGGCGCAATTACTCAAGCAAAACTTAATAGCAGTGTCGTGCTAGTTCCGGCGGGGGCTGTGATGCCCTTCGCCATGAACAGTGCCCCCGCTGGCTGGCTGGCGGCAGACGGTAGTGAATACACCAAGACCGGAGCTTATGCCGCTTTGTTTAACGCCATCGGCACTACCTACGGAGAAACCAACGGAAGCGGAGGCGCCGGCAATACTCACTTTAGAGTTCCCGATTTGCGCGGTTACTTTGTGCGTGGTGCCGGAACAAATGCCTTTACTGGCGTTGCCGCTGGCACGTTTGGAGAGCGGCAGGCTGAGTCAATAAAAGACCACACTCATGCGTATAATTTGGGAGCGAACACGAATGTTCAAAGTGGAGCGGCGTTTGGTGTCCAAGCGTCAAACACATCGGGAGCGGCAGTGGCGACAGGCACAGTGTCAGCGCCAAATAGCGGCGGCACCGAAACCCGCCCCGCAAACATTGCCATGCTGTATTGCATCAAGTTTTGAGCATGACCCCATGGCAAAGCGCAAAACACTGGTGGGACGAGCACTCGACGCAAGACTTCTGGGAGCTTGTCGGCGAGCATTTGTCGGCGGGCTATGTGTGGAACAGCCCAAGCTGCTTCATGCTGGCCAAAGCCTGCCGGTGGAACACGGAGGAGCAACAATTTGAAAGCGGCGAGCCTAACACTTGGTTCGTCACTTTGGCTGCTGGCACTGCTGGCACAAACCCTGTGCGGGAGTGCCTTCGCGTGGCGCCGCATCCGCAGACCTATGTGGCATGGTGCCGCAGGGGGAGCTTTGAGCCGCGAGTCTACTATTGGAACAAACTAATTAAGAAAACAGGAGGACAATAATATGGGTGGAAAACCAAGCATGCCAGCGCCGCAACCAGTGCCACCGGCACCGGCGCCGATTGACTACGATAAAATGGCCGCAGCGTCGATCCGCGTAGCCAAGGCACAGACGTTGGAAGAAGAAGCGGCGATCAAGCGGCTATACCCTGAGTATATCCGCATGCAGTTCGGCACCGCCGACCAACTCGCCGGTAGGCTCGACAACGAATACCTCCAGCGCACGCGCGGCGTCATCGGTGAGGAGTTGCAAGCGGCGTCCGCGCCTAACGCCATCGAGGCGCAGCTTCAGCGGGATGCGGAGTCAGAACTCGCCCTCGGTCGGTCGCTCTCACCGGAGCAGCAGCGCGAAGCCTCGCAGTCTGCGCGCGCAGCCTTTGCGGCTCGCGGGCTTGGCACCTCGATGGGGAGTAGTGCGGCGGAAATCCTTAACCGCGATGCCTATGGGCAACAGCGGTTGGATGCTCGCCGTGGGTTTGCTGCCAATGTCAACCAGATGGATCTGGCGCGCAGGCAGCGGCGGATTGGACTGGCCGGTGCTTATACCGAGCTTGATCCGTTCCGGCAGTCGATTGGTCCGGCGTTCCAGTTGGGAACCAACACCCTATCGAACACAACCAATCAGGTGAACAGCATCTTCGGCGGTTCCCTGCAGCAAAGTGGCAACGTGGCCAGCTTCAACACGAATATGGGCATGAGCCTGAGAAATTCTGCGCTTAACAATAATGCCGCCATGCAAGCGGCGGCGATGCAGTCAGGGGCCATGGGGCAGTCCGGCATGATGGG